TCCGCCATATGATGTATACGTTGACGGCCGCGAGGGCGCGCCGCTCACCAGCGTCAAGCCAGACGGCGTCATCCGTGCCGAATTCCAGTTGGTGGGTGAAACGCTCGCCTGGATCTTCGAACAATTGCAGAGGCACTCTCCGGTACTGACCGGGCGCTATGCCAGTTCGCATGAACTATTCGCGGACGGTGTCGATGTTGGAAATCCGAACGCGCCGCCGGCAGCCGAGGAATACGTGTTCCTGAACACTCAGCCGTATGCGCGCAAGATCGAGGGCTACCGCGGGCTAGGTGGTGTGGTGCATCGGGCGCCCTCATCGCTGCAAGCGCCGGACGGCGTCTATCAGGCAGTCGCAACGTTAGCGGCGCGAAGGTTCGGCAATGTCGCCAAGATCACGTTCAGTTACCGAACCGCAATCGGTGGTGACATTATCGGCGGCAAAGAAGGCGACCGCTCAAAACTGCGCAATCCGGCGATCATCGTGAGGCTCTGACATGCCATCCGCTGTGGTAGAGGCTGCGTTCCAGGCGCGGCTGTATGAATACACGCTGGGCGATCCGCCGGTCATTTCGGCGATCGTCTCGGGTCAGCCCAAAAATAGCGATCAGGCATTCATCGTCCTGCAATATCCGGTGGTCAATGGTAGCAAGCCGACAATAGGGCGGCATTATTTCGAGGAAGGCGCGGCGAGACTGGTACTCAATGTGCGCCGCACGGCTGAGATGGAAGATGCACTAGCCCTGGCCGACAATCTCGCCAGCATTTTCCGCGACAAAACATTCCACGGCATTGAAACGTTCACGACATCGCAGCCAATCGTCAACGACGTATCGAACGATGGCAACTGGTTCAGCCTCAGCGTGATCGTCCCGTATCGCTACCAATTCGACGACTAAACGTCCCCAAACATCGACCTGAGTTTGAACGCCCGGCGGCAGCCCACCGTCGGGTTTTTCTATTCCCGCTGCGTGGGCGGCAGCTGGGGCGCGTCGCAAGACGGCCATCCTCAACATAGGAGATGCGCCATCATGGGCGACATCCAAACCACGTCTGAAAGTCAATTCTTCATCAGCAACGCTGCTGCTTCGGCAACGGTAGACACTCTTGTCGAATACGAAGCGCTCACCTGGATCGAGGTCGGCTTCACCGAGGATCTTGGCGAGCTCGGCGACACATCGGCAGAGGTCACCGGCACGGCAATCGCTGATGGGCGCGTGCGCAAGGCCAAGGGCGCGAGAAATGCCGGCACGATGGCGATCATCTGTTTCCACGATCCGCTCGACGTTGGACAGCAGGCGATGATTACCGCCGAGGGCACCAAGGAAAATTACGCATTCAAACTGGTGCTGAGCGATGCGCCGTCCGGCGGCAGCCCGACAACGCAATATTTCCGCGGGCTGGTGATGTCGAAGACGATGCGATTGGGCACGGCCGACAACATCATGCGCCGTGTCTTCAACACCGGGGTCAACTCAGCAGTGACCGAAGAACCCGCGAATACGGTCTGATCCTCCGCATTCGCGGAATGACTGCGGGCGGCAGCAATGCCGCCCGTTTTGTTTTGGCGCAACCAACCACAAGGGTGTCATGAAATTAAGTGACCGCAAGATCGATCTGAAGAAGCGCGAGGAAGGCGCCTGGGTGTCGGATATTCCAGAGTTCATGGATCTCGAATTGAAGGTGCGCGGGTCTGGCAACAAGGACTGGGCGCGCATGGAGCAGAAGCTCATTGCCGCCGTGCCGCGCCAGCGCAGGGTGAACGGCCTCGAGCCGGAAGACCGGCTGCGCATCAACGCCATTCTCGTGCGCGACTGTTCGCTGCTCGACTGGCGCGGCATCGAGAACGGTACAGGCGAGCCGCTGCCGTACTCGAAGGAAACCGCCAACAAATACCTGACCGACCCGCAGTACGAGGCGTTCGTCTGGGCCTGCGTCTGGGCCGCCAACGTCGTCGCTGAGCAGGGCCAGGCCGAGATCGAGGCCGACTCAAAAAACTGATTGACGCCCTACGATGGCAACATCAGTGGGGCGGCCAGATTAAGCACTGGCAATTCATGGCCGAGCGGGGCCGCGATGCGCCGGCTGAATTCTACGACCGCCCCGAGGTCGAGCCGCATTTGACCTGGTTGTGGAATGCGTTCTGGGAACTTGGCACCGAACGGCAGCTCGGCATGTCGATCGGGCCGATCCCGATCTCAAAGATCAGGGAATACCTGCGCGACGAGCTTGAACTGCACGATGCCGAATACGATCACGCCAAGGCGATCATCCGCAAGGCTGACGACGCCTATGTCGGCATGGTGAACCGCCGCAAGGATGATGAGCCAGAGATGGCCGATGCCGCCAAGGCGACGGACGCCGAAGGCGTCAAGCGTGTCGTGCGCGGGTTGGGCAATCGCTACAAGATGGCAAAGCCGGGGAAAGCGAAATGAACGGCAACACCATCCGCACTATCACCATCAGGGGCCAGGCCGAGGGGCTCGACAAGCTGACTGCCGACATCAACAAGCTTGCGGCGGCAGAACAGAATGTCGCGGTTGTCTCGGAGCAGTCGGCCAAGCGCGTGTTGTCGCTCGAGGATGCGTGGAAACGGCAGACGCTCAAGCTCGACGAGGCGGCGCGCGCGCAGGCCAACATCGCGCGCGAGACGAAACTCGCCGACCAGGCGCTGCGCGAGGGTTTGGCCACGCAGCAACAGCACGCCCAGCGGCTCGAGCAGATCAACCAGCGTTACAATACGGCGTCACAGTCGACGCAAAAGTTTGCCCAACAGACCGGCCTCGCGCGGCATGAGCTGATCAACCTCGGCCGGCAGGCGCAGGATGTTGGCGTGTCGCTGGCGTCGGGGCAGTCGCCGCTCACGGTGCTGTTCCAGCAAGGTTCGCAGATCGCGGACGTCTTTGTCTCATCGCGTGCGTCGGTCGGAAGTTTCTTTACCCAGGCCATCGGTTGGGCCGGGCGGTTTGTCGGTTCGGTCGCAGGGATAACGACGGCTGTTGTAGGAACCACAGCGGCGGTTGGCTATATGGTATCGAGTTTCGCATCGGCGCAGAAGGAGATCGAAAAGGTGCTATCCGGCACCGGTGCCGCGTCAGGCGCGACGCGCGGCGGCATCAATCGGATCGCCGAAGGTGCTGCGGGTGGTGGCTTGTCGATTGCTGCGGTACGGGAAGCGGCGGCAGCGTTTGCTGCAACCGGCAAGATCTACGAGCAGAACATCAACACGGCAACCAACATCACTCGAGAGTTTGCGAAAGCACTGGGGGTTGACGCCACCGATGCGACGAAGCAGCTCGCGGCAGCGCTTGCCGATCCATCGAAGGGCGCGCTTGAATTGAACAAGTCCATTCGTTTTCTCGATGCTGACACACTCAAATACATCATGACATTGCAAAGTATGGGGAGGCTGCAAGAAGCGCAAAACGCCCTGATGCTTGCTGCCGCGCCGGCCATTGGCAAACAGGCCGAGCAGGTCGGCCTGCTGACCCGCGCCTGGAATGCCGCGAAAGCAGCATTGGACGACTTTGACGAGGCAAATGCCAAGGCGATTGCGCGTAGCCTGGAGCGCATGACCGGCGCTGAACTCGGCGGGTTTACCGACCAGGAGCGGCTTGGTGTGGCGCGGTCACGGCTCGGCGCGGCACGTCAGGGCGCCGCCCAACTTGGTCCGTCTGATGCGCGATTGCCGTTCGCGTTGAAGGACATCCAGCAACTTGAGGCCGGAGTAGCGAGACTTGAAGAGCGTCTCGCTGGCGTTGCGAAGCAAACGGCGGCAGCCAGATTTGCTCAATTGTCGCTCGATGCGCAGGCATCCGGTCAGTCGCTCGATCAAACCGCGGTAAAGATTGAAACTCTGACGGCAGGTCTCGGTAAGATCGCAGAGTATCAGGCGGCTCGGTTGAACCAGGGGCTCGCCCTTGATCCGGCGCTGGAACGTCAGCAGAAAATAGGAAGCGTCATTCTTGCGCAGACCATAGAGCAACAGCAGGCCGAACAGACCAAGGCGGCGGTTATCGCAGATAATGCTTTGAAGTACCAGAACGTCAGCATATCTGCGGCGCAGACGCTGGAACAAATGCAGGCGCAGCTCCCCGTGGCTCAGGCGGTGACCGGCGCCGCCGAGATACAGGCGCAGCATCATGCGACTATTGTTCAGCTTTTAGGAACAGCAAATACGTCATTAGTAACGCAACAGCAGTTAACAGGCGCAATTTCGATTGCTGATGCGCAGCGGGAAAACACTCTTGCGCGGGTCAACGCCGAGGCCGAGCGCACACTGCGTGCGTTGCAGTTAGAGGGCGAAATCATACGCGCGACTTCCGAGGATGAAAAGGATCGCATCAGGGCGCGTCAGACATATAACGATCTGATCAACAAAGGAGTCGATTCGGAGAAAGCTGGCGCCGTCGCGGCGCAACAGGCCGCCAATGCGCGCTCGACAAGGGACGCAAAAGAGCAGGCGGATGCAGAACAAGAAGCCGCCAGCGCAGCCCAGGCCAGGGCAAAGGCAAATGCGGATGCGGCCGATGCGGCAGTTAGCGCATACAATGCGGAACTGCGTTCGCGGCAAGAAATGGATAAGATGAATGTGGCGGCAAGGCAATTCTCGGGTCTGCTCATAGACTGGCATTATCGGTGGGGCGATTTGGCCGAATCGATTTCTGAAGTGTTCGGCAACTTGAAGGAAGGCGTGGATATCTGGACATCAGCGAGCGGCAAAATAAGTCAGTTCGATCCGGCTGGCTATAAGTCAACAACGAGCACGATGGGTGCTAATAAGCCCGAAGATTTAACTAAGGTGTTCAGTGACCTTTGGACCGGGCAATTCAACGCCGCCTTCACACAGTCCGGCGGCGACATCGGCAAGGCCGTCGACAGCCTGATCAGCTCGGGTAAGTTATTTACCGGCACAACGTATGATCCTGTGCAGCAAAAGGTAACTGCTCTCTCCAGCGCAATAGATCTGCTCCCCAAGGAACAGCAGGTCGGACCATATCAACAAATGCTGCAACAATTGCAGGCAACTCCGGTGACGCTTGAAACGGTACCGCTCGTCAAG